TGATTACGTCGCTGCCCTGATCTCTAAGAGCCCTGTTCATTTCGTGAAGTAGTTGCTTGCCATCTGTAGCCGCTGTGTTTATCTGAATGCTAATGGCGTTGCCAAACTGATCAAAGCGACCCCTGCCGCCCTGAGAGATGCTTCCCTGCCTAGCGGACTCTCCGCCGCCTGCTTGCATGTCTGGCGCAAACTTAATTTGGTCTGCTGCTTGAGTTGCCTTATTGCGAGCGCCTAGGAGCTGCTGAATGCCTGCAAGCTTCTGCCCGGAGTTGCTGTTGTATCGAGAGTCTGGACCACCAAGTAGGAGGTCTAGCCCCTCAAAAGTTTCTTGAGCAAAGACGCTTAGGAATGTGAGCGCCTTAATTGCCTGGACTACTCCATCACCTAGCCAGTTGAAGATCTGGTCTGACGTTACCTTGCCGGAGGCTATGCCAAAGGTTTGAGCGAATACATCTATTGCATCGCCGATGTACTTCATTTGTAGTTGTGCTTCGCCTGCCGGGTCTATGATTGCTGCCCAAAAGTCTTGCACTGCCGGGATAACTGTCTCTAGAATAAACCCTTGGAAGTCCTGCATTATAGGCATGAACTTTTCGCCGATTTCTGCGCGAGTGTTTTCTATTTCTGCCTTTAGTATTCGCTGCTGATTAGCTAGCCCGTCTGAGGTGTTTGCAAAGTCTCCGGTCACGCCTGAAGTTTCTTGCATTAGCAAGCTATAACGCGCTGTGACCTTCTCTGCCTCAGTCATTTCAGTAGTGCCGTCTGTGATTCCCTTTTCCAGGGCGTGAGCTTCTACCGCTGTCGCGCTTAGGTCTATCCCATACATTCTTAGCGGTTCTGATTGCCCTGCTAGTCCTGACTGAAATTTAGCTAGTGCATCACCTACATCTAGATTAAATACTGAGGCAAAATCCGCTCCGCGCTGTGAGATCTCATCAACCACCTCGACAATGTTGCCGCCTTCTCCGGCGATAGTCTCGGCGAAACTAGAAAACTGTGTAGCAATTCCAAACAGCTCTGTTTTAGAAAGTCCTAGCCCTCTAGCTGCATTCTCACCTAGCTCTAGAATGCCTTCTGCTGCATCTCCGAAAGATACATCTACCGCGTTAGTTGCTTCTGAGAGATCGCTAGCTGCGTCTATAGCTTTCTTTATTTGTGTTACTGCAATTACACCTAATGCTATGCCAATGGCGGCTGTTGTCTTACCTATGTTTGCGCCTATTTTGCCAAACTTTTTGCCTAGGTCTGCGAAGCTGTCATTAGCGCCTTTAGTAGCCTTGGCAAGATTTTTATACTCTCCCAGTATCTCTACATTTAGCACTAAGCTCATTTGCTTCTTCTCCTATGTACCTCAGTTGCAAAGGCTGAGTATTCTGTCCCTGTAAGCTTTCTATACTCACTAGGGCTAACACCTGTAGCTATGACGAACTCTGCCATTTTCTTAGCATGATCTTCAGCTACTTTTTTCCTTTTGGGTCTGTCGCTCCGAGCATTCCTAAAGCTTCCTTTTGGGTAACGCCTTCAGTATCCTCGAATTTGTAATTAGGGTTATCTTGCTTCATAGCGACGTAATAAAGAACTCTGAGCGCCCTGCCTTTAGGTTGCCCGTCTGCAAAGATTTCGTCTATGCTGCGACCTACTAGCAGCTCTATTTCTTCGACTTGCCCTAGTGTCATTTCATCGAAATTCATCATCTGTGCTTCCTTAGAGTTTCGTTTTAGCGGTTTCTGTTTTGATTAGCTTCTCCATTTGACCGAAGTAGTTTTCATAGATTTCTGTTCTAGTGTAGCCGAGCGCCCTAACAAAGAATGGCTGCGGTCTTATGTGTCTTTTGAACCAGCCCCAGTGAATCGGATTAGCGTAAGGAACTCCGGAGCTAGAACTTCTGTTGTTACCTGCCTTGACTGTAATCTTGCCCCTGGCTGTAGCTCCCACCCTGATGCTGTTGCGCAAAGCGCCTGTTCTAACCGGGACTAGTCCGCGCGCCTCATTGGCTACCAGTTCACCGGACTCTTTTCCAGCGTCTTTGATAGCGTCTTTAGGCACTCCAATAGCATCTAAGGCTTTGTTGATTTCCCTTAGATTCTTGACTTTTACGCCCGGTTGAACAGCCATTATTAAGCGGTTACTACCGATACCCCAAAGTACTGATCTGAATCGGCATCATTAGGAGTAGTAACAACCCTAAGGGTCACTGAGAAGGTTGAAGTTTCGTTAGAGTTTAGGCTTAGCGGAGGAATTTCGTTGAACTTGACCACGCCTGAATAGTGAGGCTGTTCGGTTGAAGCCGCGGCGTTTCCGTTAGGAGCGATTGTAAAAGTAGCGGTTGTACCAAAGTTAGCCCAAAGAACACGATACAAAGAATCCGCGTCTCCTGAGGTAATACCTTCAAGGGCTAATGCCCACTCTCCGCCTACACGCTGTTCGCAGAAGGTCTGGACATCTCCGGGAGCATCGCCCAGGGTTAGCTCTACCATAGTGGCAGCGCAAGCGTATTCAACATCTGCAATTAGAAACTTAATGTTCTCTGCGATAATTCTGGTGTTAGTCATTTCATGACCTTTCTAAATAGTAATTTCTAGCTCGAGTGAGATGTTTGCCGATAGGTACTCGGCGTTGTTAGTTTGTAGATTGTAAGGCTCATTTACTCGAATCACTCGAGCGTATCTAGGCATAGCACTCAGCACGTTATGGATTGCCTGATCTAGATTTTCAGTTGCCTTTTTGTTAGTAGCGGTTGTAGCTATGACCACCAGCTCTAGATTTAGGTCGTACTGAGTGCCTAGAGTGCTAGGTGTGAGGTAAGGGCTAGCAGAACTCATAATTACTATCGGCGGCGTTATGCGCTCGGGAACGTAATCAAGAACTCTGATGCCGGCCTGTTCTAGGTCTAGCTTCAGCTCTGCCTTAGAGATTGTAATTTCGTTGCTCATACTGCATAACCAACATAAGGCAATAGCAACGGGTAGACCGCTCCCATAGGGTCTTTAGCGACTCTGACGGGTGTTCCATCTAAGCTAGCGAATTGCGCCACTCCATTAGGCGCTGAACGCCTGTGAAATAGCTCTGAGGAACAGATAAGCGTTGCCTGCCTGTGTATCTGATCTGGTACAACGGTAATCACTCCGACATAGTTTCCAACCTGAGCAGTTCCAGAATCTAGGCAGGATTGTATAAAACTACCTGTTTCGTCTGTCCCTACATAGGCCTGAAGTTCTGCCAGTGTGACTACCGTTGTCATTCAGATTTCCTTAGGCTACGATGTCTAGTTCTACGATTGCCCCGGCGAATGGTGTAGTAATCGCCAAGTAGCCGTAGACGCTAACTGAATCTGTAAGCGTAGTGATGTCACCATCGGTTAGACGTACTGGAGCGCCTGCAGACTCGAAGGACTGAATTGCGCGGCTGTTAGCCATGTATACCTTGTTAGCGGTCATGGCAGGGTCTACGATTACTGGCATTCCTAGAAGGTTGCCTGATAGCCCTGGAAGGTTAGCAGTTCCAACGTTGTTGAACCCCTGACCGTCTGTTAGTACTACTGGCCTGCCGTCAGAACCTACGATAGTCATTAGGAACTTGTAGCCCTCAGTTGAGGTAACAATGGCTTCAGGTCGAAGACCAGTTCCCTCGAAGATCTTAGAAGCGCCATCAGTGATACCGCCGATTAGTGCCGCTAGAGTTCCTGCTGAGATGTCGAACACCTTACCAGTCATGTCTACCGCTTCAACATGAGAAACAAAAGCAGCGTTAGAGGCGTTTGCATAAGCAATAGTTAGCGCCTGGAATACTGTATTTAGATAATCAACTGTTGAACGCTCAATAGTCTGCTTAGAGAAGCTTGTGTAGCCTCCGTAAGTCTTTACTGCTGCCGAGGTGTTAGCAATTGTCAAGTTACCAAAAGCTAGTTCGTCATTCTCTGGGTCTTGCTCTGCAACTGAAATTGTGTTAGCAGTTACGGAAGCATACTCTACGCTAAGGCCAGAGTCGGGAAGTGCTGCTCTAGAAAAAGCAGAAAGTGCCGGGCGATTGTCATCGATTAGGTTGTTGATCTGACCAACGAAAGCGGCAGTTGTGACGGTGTTTGCGCTAGTAGAAGCTGCGCGAGCAAGCTCGATAGCTCCGGCGTCACCGATTAGAAGTTTCTTAGCAAACTCTCCTTGTGAGCGGATTTCTGAGCCTGCTACCTTAGGTGTTGCTGCTGTAAGTCCTGCTTCGACTACCCGGCGCAATTCAGCCATTTCGTCTTGCACAGAACGAACGTCTAGTTCAATGTTTTCTGACATAGATTTTCTTTCTTCTGTT